TAAAACCCAACCTCGAGAAGACCGTGTAGCTTAGCTACACGTCCTCTCTAGTGATCCCGTGAGGGAACACCAGGTGAAGGATGATAGCAAACCAGTCCACCCACATAACGAACCGCTATTCTAGATGAAAGTCTAAGAATATAGGTAAGTATGTCCATGCCATTCTGATCTTTCGATCACGGAGGGCAATCCGATCAGATTGATCACCAAGCAACCTAGCCAAAAGGCGAGGGTAGCCACCGGTGAGCCAACTCTTTGTGTCCTGAAAAACACGCGGAGCTCGGCACTCGTAGCGTTGATAATTCTTGTTGTAACGGAGGGGTAGATCTCTAGGAATAGAGGTATCTAGACCCAATGTACAACAATATTTATCCAGGGATAAGGATCCAAGCTGGAAGTAGTCAAAGTCATGAAGAATGCGACTAGCAAGTCGTATCTTCATGCGATGGTTATCTCCCGGAAGGGCCCAACCTGATTCTGCGTAATGCTTTTCAGCAAGAAACGTAGAAAATGCTACACGAGGAGTAGGATAGATTTCTCTAGCCCACGACTCAATGAGTGACGCAGTCTTATATAGTTCTTTAACGAAAAACTTTCGCTGAAGATCTAATAATACTGGGTGGTCTTTGACTGATACACCTGAGTAAGAGAATCTCTTGTTACGTATTATAGTAACATCATGATTCCCAAACCATTCAGACCCACACGACTCCCTGAAAGGAGTGAGGTAACATGTTTTAGACATGTTAGGCTCACACCCAACAGAGCGAAGTGTGTGCATGAGTGTAGGAAGAGCAATTTCTGGAATGATAATATCATCACCAAAGACTGCCAACCTATCAGAGAGCACACTAAGAGAACGGGAGTATTTATCACCCGTATCGGAAAATACTTGTTGCATGGACGCCATTGAAAGCGCCCAGAAAACAAGAGTCTCCACTGGGAAGCAAGTTGCTGAACCCATAGGAGAGAATGCAGCGATACGAATCTTCTTACCTGAATAAATCATGTAATCAGATCGTGTAGCCATCAACTGCGCACGAAGTTTCGGTACATCCGCAAGGAGATACCAAACTAAGGCGACAGACACAGTATCTGAGGCATTGGATAAATCCAATGTCGCAAGATTCTGATCATAGGCTTTCGATGCAAGCTTTTGGTTGTGGGTTTGATCCCGCAATTTAATAGACTTGCTCAGAAGCGGATGTCTGGATACAAACTGCATTATTTTCTTCATTTGACCTTGCTGAAGATACTGATTAACAGTATGTTCAGCGGAGATCAATCTCGGACCTTTAAAGTCTTTCGGAACGAGACAGCATCTAGTATGACACGTCTGTGTCATACGGATACCTTTACCTCGCTCTAAAAGAGCTCTAATGGAGTGTGTACCATACATTATATAGGGATAATAACGCTCAGCCTTTACAGGCCAGGTGGTAAAATCCCAACGTCCAAATCGATCTATCCTTTCTGCGACTGCACCGGGACCATGTCCTGGGACAATTTCAGTAAGATCTAGAGTAGATAGGACGCTACCTAAGAGATATTTAGCTCTTAGTAGAACAGGATCCAATTTGGGTATGACAACCTTTCTAAGGGAAGCCATTCTCAACTGGAACTCGTTCACAGCCTTATCTTTCATAACTGGAGTCGGCTCAAAATAGAGCTTAGAATCCAACAGAAGGAAGAGGCGTAGGTAACGTATGGAATGTATACAAGGACTACGTCTGATAGTGCCCTCATCATCGAAAATGCGATTGAAAACCGCATATAAGAAGAGAGGAAGGCATGTTTCCCGTTTCAAGCGAAAGTGGGCAATGCAGGAGAACCTGCCGCTTACTAAACCTTGATCAAGGGCCTTACCAAGTAAAGGTAAGGTCACCTTGACAAAGCTAGTACCTTCGGCACTTAACCTTTCAGTTAAGCATCGAAGATCATTCGTATGGAACGGTACACCAATACGTAATCCGTCATCAACCATTGATTGACGGAGTGCGAGATATCGCTCTTGGAACGATTTAAGGTCTCCCAAAATAGGGTTCCCTCCAAGTCTTTCAGAGCATTTATCATCGACGCCATTTATATATCTGAATTAAAGGCCAAACACTATAATACTGGTAATCAAGCCAGAATCATAGCCAGTCCTAGATCGTTATTAAGCGATCGAAGGATTGAAAGGCCCCGTCACATTGAAGTCGCCCTCAGGGGTGGCTCCGTTGTAGATCGAGGTAATGTTGGCTGTAACGTTCAGATACGACGTCACCATCGCCATGGCATCTTTTACCATTGCGAGAGTAATGTCGCCGCTCCTGGGAATCGCGAACTGAACACTAATACCCAGAACTAAGTTCTGGAGAGAAGTGGTCTCGACTTTTACCTTTCGGTAAGAGACGGTGTGTCGATCGGTTCCCTTAGCCCCTTGAGGACGAAGGTTATGAGTCACCAAGATGCTTTCGGGCTCAACGAGACCGGCAGCTTGATTGGTGAACACCTGACCCGTGCCATCATGGGACTGGATCGTATAAGTGACATCAGTAGTCCCATTGGACTTTGTGACGATAATGCTCATGGAAGAACTCCAAGGTAATGCCACCGTATGTTTATTAGGTGGCGATCTAGAGTGGACGGCACTCTCCGGACTTATAAGTAACGTTGGATCAATAGTGAACCAGACGTTACTCCGTGGAAGAGACCGAGCGTCGATAAATCAACAACGCCCGATGTATCTGGAATATTCAGGTTTCGCGAATAAGCTGATTGTGTCTGAACGGCACAAACAACTTCCTCTTTCGGGGCTATTACGCTCTCGGGAGTGAGCCAACAAAGATTTAACTTTGTTTGCTCCTTCAGGGAACTACATAAGCCGCGGAACTCGGTGAAAGGACCACCAGTGTTAAGTCGCGTATAATAATTTATACGTTCTTTTACATTGCCAATCCAATCAACGATAAAGGAGCAGGGAACAAGTTCCCATGCAAGGCCGACAATCTTGTTAATACCGAAGTATTGCAAGTATGCCGACCATGTGTCTCCAAAATTGAGGTCTTCACGTATTTTCGCCATACACCCAATAGTACCTATAGAAGTACGAGAATCGCACTTAATATAGAACTGATGGGCAGTATTGCGTGATACGTCAGTATTCGTGAAGTCAGAAGCGATATCGTTTCTGACACGGACCGGGACAAAGTTGCCACCATTATTGGATAAGAAATCCATTCGGCGCTGCACTTTAACGTGCGCACCGAGTGCATCACTGATATCCTTTAGCGCTGGTTTAAACCCAAAGTTGTATGACAACCAAGAGTCAGCTCCATCCCTCGCAATCTGACGACCGACATCACCTAATGTCTTCTTTCGGAAACCCTTAACGTGATTTGTCATGAAATGGATTAATCCTTTCACGGCAAATGTTGGATTAAACACAGCTTTAAATGCATCAATAAAGATAGCATTATCGCGTATGTCTTCACCCAACATAAACGAAGAGGGAATGAAGCTATTGCAAGCCTCATCGAATTTAGACATTAGGGAAAACCAATCCTGGCTATGAAAACCTTGGACAGTATACATGTGGCTTAACCCACTAAAATTAGTGAGCAAGTCCGACGTATACGATCGCTTGGAGATCAAAGTAGGAAAGGAGTCGTAAGTCTGCGTAGAAGAATCAGTATAACCACCCATAAAACCGATTTCACCAGTAGATATCTGAATAATGGACGCTTCGCCCTTAACGGGTTCGACGACCGTCTTCTCATGGTAACAAGGGTGAACAGGCCGTAAGGTCTGTTCACGACGAGGAACCTTTGAGGATATAATCAGATTATTTAAAGGAGAAAGGGATCGCATATTACTGCGATTCCACTTCTCGAGGACCGCTTGATTCAAAAGCTTAGGGGGGTTAGGTTTTCTAATCCTAACCCAACGATGAGTCTTTGGATCAACACGAACTTCGGGAGGCACGGATCCGATAACATCTTGTATAGATGAGAGAGCAGTACGAGTTGTAAAGGGAACAAAACTAACGCCGATAGACGGAGGACTATTAATCCTCGTCACGCCATTAGGATTATCCCATACACGCTGGTACACTGTCGCATCACGTCCAGGAAAGTTAGCGGATAGGGTTGTGTTTCTGGTTCTCATTTGTACCTATTCCAGATCTTGATTCGGATACCAGCAACTTTGCCAGATAATCTCATATAAATACGAGAAGAACTGACATAAGAAGTTGAAACCACCAGGAATTTCGTAAGACTGCTATGCAGAAGGAATAAGCCTAATCTTGAAAGATATAGGCAAATACCGACTGCTAAGCGAATCATACTATCTCCTGGTGTTATTCGAATCATGAAGGCTGTGGGACCTTGTCTAGG